ACTGCTGATGAGGTGGATGATCATCTACCAATGTTTAAGAAATACTTGACTGCCTATGCAGATATGGTATACTGTAAACAACCATCTGGTATGGATACATCGGTTTATAGTGACTTCGATGCTTACATGACTAAGTTGGATCCAGTTGGAGGGTATCTTTCTGGAAAGTTTGGAAAAGATAAAGCAGAGAGTCTGGTAAACGATTTTTTATTCAATTATAATTAATGGCTTGGTGGTTATTAAAATCAGTATTAGATGGTACATTTGATGAGGATTATCCGATTATGAAAGAGAATGTTGGCGTAAGGACAGATCAAGAATTTTGGGAAGAAGATGGACATAGTATTGTTGGCAATCCTATGCCTGGTGCGTCAGCACAAGATACTATTACTTTCGGTAGTGACACTGTTATTGGGGGTCTTGGTACTGATTCCATTGGTGCTGCACAACCAGTAGAATATAATTACTGGGGTGAAGATCGTATTTCGTTTGGGTCTACTGCATCATCGGCAAAGGATATTTTCCTTTCTGGTGCTGATCCTTATCCAACTCTGAATTCTTTTTCTTCTGCTGAGGAAGGAGCTGCATGGGTGGAGAGGAATGGAGGATATGAATATACACCTTTAACGGGCGATGTTAGTATATCTACAGATACAAAATATAGTGAGACTTGGGATGATGGATCTCCAGTTCCTTTTGATCCAGATCCATTAGCTGATAATGATGATCAAATTGCACATCATTTATCTGGTACTCCAGAGGTCTTTGGTAATCAATACACCACAGAACAGTTGGAGAATGATAGGAAGTATCAAGAGGCAATGATGCCTGGTATTTCTGAACAGGATAGAAAATATATTTACGAGTCTCCAGATCAAGGTAAAACGGTTTATAGGTATGAACAAGGAACTGATCCTCTAAAGAGAGAACTTGTTCCTAATACTGATGCTAGAACTGGCGTTCGACATCATTCTTCAGATACAAAGAATGAATATTCAGTACATACTTTTAAGTATAATGAAGATAAGACTTTGAAAGAAGTCAAGGAATATGTGTCTGGTACATACAAGTCACATTATGCAAATGATGGTCAGACTCAGACTCTTGATCTGATTGATTCTATAGGCGATGCCGAAGCCTTCAGTAAGGCAAACGCCATTAAATATCTTTCTCGTTTTGGTAAGAAAGATGGAAAGTCAAAATTTGACATTCTGAAGGCAATCCACTATTGTATACTACTATACCACTTCGCTGGTTTACATAATGAAAACAAAGAACCCTATGAAACTTTCTGATCGGACTCTTAATCTTCTTAGAAATTTTTCTACAATTAATCAGTCTATCCTGTTTAAACAGGGTCAGAAACTTCGTACTATGTCTGTCATGAAGAATATTCTTGCAGAGGCAAATGTCGATGAAGACTTCCCACAGGATTTTGGGGTTTATGATTTAAGTCAATTTCTAAATTCTGTTGGTTTGTTTAAAGAACCAGAATTTACTTTTACTGGCGAGAGTTTTGTTACTATCAAAGAAGGTAGATCTAGGTCAAAGTATTTCTTTGCAGATCCTAGTGTAATTGTTTCTCCTCCAGAGAAGTCAATTAAATTACCAAGTGTTGATGTTGATTTTAGTTTGAAAGCTGGTCAACTTGATAGTCTCAAGAAGGCTGCGGCAATTTATCATTTGGATGATCTGTCTGTAGTTGGTGATGGTAAAGAAGTTAAACTTATGGTTCATGATCGTAAGAATGATACTTCTAATGATTATTCAATATTGGTTGGTGAAACAGAACATACCTTCTGCCTTAACTTTAAGGTTGAGAATGTTAAGATAATTCCAGGCTCATATGAAGTTAAGATCTCTAAGAAACTTCTCTCAGAGTTTAAATCAACTGAGTATGATTTGACCTATTATATTGCTCTTGAACCTGATATCACTTGGGAAGAACCAAAAGAAAAGTATAGTAGAAACTAAGGAGAAGATTAATGGCTACAAAGGAAGCACCACTTACTGTAGAGAAGGTGGTAGCGATAGTGAAGGAGAAGTGGTTAGTATTTGGAGTTCTTACTCTGATTATTTTTGTACTGCAACTCCTTTCCACAAAGGTTTTATTGTCTGTTATATTAGGACTAATTATTACATATCTAATACCTTCTGAGGCAGTTAAGAAGATCACTAAATGAAGAAGTATAAAGTAGTTACATTGGATAATGAATATCCTCATGATGAGGTTGCATCAGAGAAGTATGAAGATTGGACAGAAGCTCAAGATGAGGCTGTACGATTGTTAGAATCTGGTGTAGAATATGTTCAGATCATGCAACTAAATGGAATGAATGATGCTTGGGGTTTACTCCAAGAATTAAATTTGGAGAGGGGTATTATGCCTAATCCAAATTTTAATACTCATTCCCTTGCCCCTTATTATGTTAGATTGAGAGATTATGGAACCAAGTAGAGAACAACTAATCCAAGCATTTGCAGAACACGTTGCAAGTAAGATGGATATAGAGACTCTTAGACAAATTGCTGCTATCACATTGGTGGCAAATATTGATCCTAACAGTACCCTTGAACAATGGCAGGAATATACTTCGAACACCGAAGGACTAGAAACATCAGAAGAATTACTTGAATTGATTCAACCTTCTGTTGTTATGAAACCTCAGACTCGACAGGCTGATCTAAGAGATACTCCTGGCGGAGCAGTGGGGTATAGATAATGAGTGATTTTCTATGGGTTGAAAAGTATCGACCTAAGACCATAGAAGATTGTATCTTACCAGAAACTAATAAGAAGAGTTTTAGGAATTTTCTATCTGCTGGTGAGATACCAAATCTACTTCTCTCAGGTCCACCAGGCATAGGTAAGACTACCGTTGCTAAGGCATTGTGTGAAGAGTTGGGTTGTGATTACTATGTTATTAATGGATCTGATGAGGGTAGGTTCTTAGATACTGTTAGAAATCAGGCGAAGAATTTTGCTTCTACTGTTTCTCTTATGGATGGTGATGCCAAACATAAGGTTATAATTATAGATGAGGCTGACAATACAACTCATGACGTACAACTCTTACTTAGAGCCAATATTGAATCGTTCTACAAGAACTGTAGGTTCATATTTACCTGCAATTACAGAAACAGAATTGTTGAACCTATCCAATCAAGATGCTCTGTCATTGAGTTCTCTATTAATGGTAAACAGAAGGCGGCCTTGGCTGCAGCTTTTTTCAAAAGGCTTAACGATATACTTGACCTCGAACGGATTGACGCTGATAAAAAGGTCATCGCAGAACTCATCAACAAACACTTCCCAGATTGGAGAAGAGTCTTAAATGAGTGTCAAAGACACTCTGTTGGTGGTAAAATTGATTCATCTATACTTGCTAGTTTTTCGGATGTAAATATTCATGATCTCATTAAAAACCTCAAGGCGAAAAACTTTTCGGAAGTACGTAAATGGTGTGTCAATAATTTGGACAATGATCCTGCTGTACTTTTGCGTCGTCTTTACGATGCTCTTTTTGAAACCTTGGACGGTCCTTCTGTGGCTGCTGCTGTCCTCATTATTGCTAAGTATCAGTATCAAATTGCCTTTGTGGCGGATCAGGAGATCAATCTCCTCGCTGCTCTTACGGAAATAATGGTAGAGTGTGAATTCAAATGATTGAGAAGTATATCATACTCTCATTACTCTACCTTGAATGGTTCACACAGAGGCTTCTGTGCTTACCTTATCACCTTTATATAAAGTTTGATTATTGGAACTTTAATCGTAAACTACCAAAGACATGAAAGTATCAAAACAAGTAGAAGATTCAATAAATGATGCTGTAAGTCATCTCAGGGAAGCACTAGCATTTGCAGCAAGATCTGAAGAACCTTATATTGCAAAACATATTGCAGATAAGATTATGGAACTTGATTCTCTTATTAAGGTGAATCATTTAATAGAAAGTTTAGAGTCTGGAGAGTTAACTCATGGCGAGAATTGATCCTAGAGGACAAGTCTTTCAGATGTTGAAAGACAGTGGTTATCGTTACGCTGTTAAAGGTTCTTTTACTTTGTCTTCTGGTAAGAAGAGTAAACATTATCTTAACTGTAAACCAGTAACTTTACATGGTGGTGGGATTACATTATTGTCATTTCTATTTTTTGAAATGCTTCCACAAGATACTGACTCTGTTGCAGGACTCACCTTGGGTGCAGATCCTTTAGTATCTGGAACTGCTATGGCTTCTTATCTTGAAGGTAATCCAGTTAATGCTTTAATCGTCAGGAAAGAACCTAAAGGTCATGGAACAGGTGCTTGGATAGAGGGACCATTACCACCCTCAGATGCAAAGGTGGTTATTTTAGAGGATGTAATTACTACTGGAGAGTCTGCAATTAAGGCAGCAGAGAAAGTTCGTGAAGCTGGGTATAATGTAGATACAGTATTGGCGATTGTTAATCGTCAGGAAGGTACAGAGGCAGATGATGCCATGGATGCTGCAGGGTTAAAACTCTACAGTATATTTTTATTAGAGGAGTTCATGGAAAATGAGAATGAACACACAGACTAAATTGGTGTTTGCTCTAGAACATATCGCTCATCTCTTTGATCTTATAGAAGAGAATCCAAAAGAGGAGAGTTTGAGAGAGTTACTAATTGAACTCGAAACTGAATTTGAAAACCAATTGCATCATGAAATCGGAAGAAAACGATTATCTCCTCGTTAATTGGGGATACATCAAAGATAATCAAGCTGAGTTTATTAAGGATTTGGCACATTCGCACGAATCTATAACCAAATTTGGTATAATAGATTCAACTAAGAACTATCATGCCTATAACATCTTTGGTGCCAGTTCTCCTTCTGTACATATGTACAAGTTATATGGAGTTATAAGAGAACTCGTTAGGAGAAAACTTCCTGACGAGGATTTTTTATGGATGCAATCTTGGGTCAATTATCAAACTAGAGATAATGTTTTAGATTGGCATAATCATGATGCTATGTGGCATGGATATGTAAGTATCGATCCCAAAGATACTTGTACAGAGTTCAAACATGGTTTTAAAGTAGATAACGAGGTCGGTAACATTTACTTTGGGCCAGGTTTTAATCAACATAGAGTTGTCAACAATTCTGAATATGAGGGTATACGAATCACGGTAGCCTTTGATATAATGACATCAGACAACTTTGAAAAGGGTCAAGACCCTACACATAATTTTGGTATGATGCCGTTGTTATGATTTTAGAATCATCAGATGCGATATATGCGGCAGATAAGTTCATTGATTATTTCTCTAATAAGGGAAGGATCGATGAGTATCTCCGTAACGTGAAACTGGATAGAATATCCCAACAGACTCCAAGTCTGCCTGGGTTTGGACCAGAGGACGATATGTTCTCTGATTTTGATATGCATCCAGAGGACATGAACTTTAAAGTTTATGCTGCAGGTGAGAAGGGTAGTTATACTAATGAGTTTTATAATGAAAGACTTCAGATTACTACTTCTCATGCAATTGAATCTTCTGTGCCAGGTAAATCCCTGAAGTGGATTGTTCAAGAGACTAATACAAAGAAGATAGTTGGTTTTTGTAGGTTCGGTTCTCCGACCATAAACTCTAAACCAAGGAATGAATGGTTGGGTAACGTACCAGAATTGGTTCGGTTTAACCGCCATGCAATCATGGGATTTATTATTGTTCCTACTCAACCGTTCGGTTTCAACTACCTTGGTGGCAAACTCTTAGCGTTGATGTGTTGTTCACATACTGCTAGGGAAACTTTGAATGAGAAGTATGATGCAGATATTTGTTTGTTTGAGACCACATCACTCTATGGTTCTTCCAAATCATCATCACAGTATGATGGACTGAAACCTTATATGAGATATAAGGGATTAACTGATAGTGATTTTACGCCTCTATTACATGATGATATTTTTCATGATCTTAATAAGTGGTTTATTGCACGTAATGGTGGTCCTCTAGTAAAGGAAGATGCTTCAAGTAGAAAGTTAAAAACTCAACAGAAGATGATTTCTATTATTAAGAAGTCATTGCCTTCTGACCATGAGTTCCATCAAACTATTATAAATGCTAAGAATTTAACAGAACAAAAAAGACAATACATGTCAACCTATGGTTTCAAGAATGTTAGAGAGGTTATTCTTGGAGAGCAAGAGACTCTCGTTAAGGCTGAGAATTATGATAGGTTCTCTTTTGATTCGGTTGTTTCTTGGTGGAAAAGGAAAGCTTCTAGAAGGTACGAAACCCTTAAAGGAGAAGGAAGACTCAGGACAGAGTTAGAAACATGGAATAGAAATCCAGACGACATTGACATTATCCGATGAACTACAAAGATTCTGGTGTTGATATAGAGGCAGGAAATGCATTTGTCAACCAACTAAAATTGAAAGCCCCTTCTATTGGTGGTTTTAATGGTATGACCAAGATCCCAAGTGGGTATGAGAAACCAGTGTTGGTTTCTGGTACTGATGGTGTTGGTACTAAAATTAATATTGCAAGAATTGCTAATGATTATACAACCATTGGTATAGATCTTGTTGCTATGTGTGTTAACGATGTGATCTGTTGTGGTGCAAAACCATTAACTTTTTTAGATTATATTTCTGTTAAAAGGATAGATGATAGATTAGATCAGATTATGGAAGGCATCATCAAGGGATGTGAGATTGCAGGAATGGATCTTATTGGTGGAGAGACTGCTGAACATGGTAGGTTTGCTAATGATATTGATATTGCAGGATTTTGTAATGGTATTGTAGAAGAGAATGAAATTATAGATGGTAGTCTTATTAAACCAGGCGATAAGATTATAGGATTTGCTAGTAGCGGGTTGCATAGTAATGGGTATAGTTTGATTAATGATATGTTATGGAGACATAAAATATTTCATAGGGATTATCCAGATCTTATTACACCGACTACAATCTATTCTCCTATGATTCAGGAGTTATTGGATGAGGTTCCTATCCTAGGTATGGCAAATATTACTGGTGGTGGATTAGTAGAGAATGTACCACGTTGTTTGCCTGAAGGATTGACCGCACAGATTGATTATAATTCTTGGCCATTACCAAAGATCTTTAGTGACATTATGTGTGCTGGTGAGATACCAGAAGAAGAGATGAAGAGAGTATTTAATCTTGGTATCGGGTTTTGTATAATAGTTCCCCCAGAAGTTGACATACATACTTCAATACAAAATTGGGTAATCGGGGAAGTTCATGAGTAAACCAGTGCCAGGATCTTACATAGACACTCAAGGAATGGGTGCTCCTGCTGATCCTAATTACAAAGGTCCAACAGAACCAGTAGAATATAAACCTATGGTGGTTACACCTCGTAGGTTATTTACTCCTGAGTATGTGAGAGAGTTGAAGATTCTTCTTAATGAAGTATTAGATGAAAGAGAAGGTAAGACTGGTATATCTTACTTTGATACTGAACATTTTAGACACACTGTAGATGATTCTGAACCACCTTATGAGGCATGGAAATGAGATTAGGCATCATGTGTTCTGGGAACGGTAGTAACTTTGAAAATATCGTTCATTCCTGTCCAGATCATGACGTAGTTATCATGGTCTATAATAAAAAGAAAGCAAAGGCAAAGAAGAGAGCAGATAGATTAAATATAAATTCTTGTTATAGTAAGGACGAGGATGAGATCATTGCCCTTTTTGAGGCATATCAGGTAGATCTTATTGTTATGGCAGGTTGGATGAGGATAGTATCTAAAAAGTTTGTTGATGCATATCCAGGCCAGATTATTAATCTACATCCATCATTACTACCTAAGTACAAAGGATTACATGCTGTTGAACAGGCAATGAAAGCAGGTGAAGATACAACTGGATGCACTGTTCATTTCGTGACAGAGGAGTTAGATTCTGGTACAATAATCAAACAACAGGAGGTCCCTATTTTGCCTGGAGATACTGTTGAAACGGTTACCAGAGCAATTCAACAGGCAGAACATCAATTATTGCCACTTGTTATTAATTCATTATGACTTACCGTGCTGCAGATTATTTCTGGGATCAAAATTTAATTGATCTTCATGATAAGGTTGAACCTATTAAGTTGAGTTTGACAGAGTATGAGGCAAAATTACTTCTTTATAAAATTGAAAAAGAAGTTGAAATAGATCAATGCTCAGAACCCTTTATTAAATCCATTTGCAAAAAATTGAGAGATGTCACTAGAACAATTGATTAAAGAGATTCCTGATTGGGAAAACCAGTATCTTGAGATGGCAAATAAAGATCTCACTGACAGAGAGAAACAACTTCTTAATGGAGATGCTATCAAGTCACATGAGGGTATGGTATATGGTAGGATGTATGCTGATTGGAAAAGGAAAAAGGGATTCGAGAAAGAATGAGTTACGAATTAAAGGAGTACCTTAACTCGATTAATTTCACTAAGGAAGATCTGATGGCATCAGATGATCCTATGTGGGAAAAGAAGTACCCTGCCTTTGTTATAAACAAGTGCCTATCAGGGTTTATTGATACAGTCATGTTCGCAAATGAGATGAATTTGTATCCAAACCTCCCATCAAAACTACAATATGACTTTTATCTAAATAGTCTCAGGAAAAAGAAGAGATTTTCTCCCTGGCTCCGAAAAGATAAGATCAAAGACCTTGACCTTGTTAAACAATACTATGGCTATAGTAATGAGAAAGCAATGCAGGCTTTGAATATATTAAACAAATCACAACTGGATTACATTAGAGAAAAGCTTGACATTGGAGGTACTCGATGACTGCATTCGCAGAACCCGAAGTTAACTGGTCGCCTGACCAGATGGTAGAAGTGACGTTAAATGAGCCTGATGACTTTCTCAAAGTACGTGAGACTTTGACGAGGATAGGTGTAGCTTCTAGGAAAGAAAAGAAGATCTATCAATCTTGTCACATCCTACATAAACAGGGTAGATATTACATTGTTCACTTTAAGGAGTTGTTTGCGTTAGATGGCAAACATGCAAACCTTACTAGTAATGATGTTCAAAGAAGAAATAGAATTATCAATCTGTTATCAGATTGGGGTTTAATAAGTGTTCTAAGTCCAGAAAGGACTCAGGATGTTGCTCCATTAAATCAAATTAAGGTATTATCTTATAAGGATAAGGGTGACTGGACTCTCGAAACCAAGTATAATATTGGGAAGAAGAAGAAAGTAGAATCCTAATGTATCCTGTACCGCCTTTGAATCCGCCAAGGGGATCTTCAAGTCCCTTTGTTTATGCGGAGAATGTTTTTAATGAGGAACAGTTAAATTATATTGATCAGTTAGTTGATAGTCTAGATCTAACTGATGGTGGCACTGTTGAATATAATGAGAATTATAGGAAGTCTTTAGTTGCTTTTGTTGATCACAATCCAGATACGGAATGGTTGTTCGCAATATTAACTAATGTAGTTCATCAGTTGAACGCTAATTATTATAGATTTAATCTAAGCGTATTGGATACAATCCAGTACGCTTTTTATGATGCTGATTTTGATGGTAAGTATGATTGGCATCACGATTATAATGAAGGACCAACTCCTGCTAGAAAGTTAACAGTTGTTGTTCAGTTAAGTGATCCTTCAGATTATGAAGGCGGACAGTTAGAAATATTTCCAGAAGTTGAGGTTCCAAAGAAACGAGGAATGGTTTGTATGTTCCCGTCATATCTCTACCATAGGGTGACACCCGTACTTTCTGGCACTAGAAAAGTCTTAGTTGCTTGGATATGGGGCCCACCGTTCGCTTAACCGAATCATAATCTTCGGTCTCTACGACTGCGTTTTTTGGTCGTTTGTGGTTAAATAATAGTGTCGCCTTCGGGGACATCAAAACACAAACTCGCTTAAAAAGGAGCTAAGACCATGAATACTCTAACAAGATATCGTGCTGCCGATTTGCCAGAATTAATGGATCGGATCAGCAAAAACAGTATAGGATTGGACAACTATTTCAATCAGTTCTTCGATCTTAACACACATAATTATCCACCTTATAACATTGTTAATGTTAGCAACGTACAATCTCGACTGGAGGTTGCACTTGCAGGGTTCAAGAAGTCCGAAGTAAAAGTCTATACCGAATATGGTAAACTTATTGTTGAAGGCAATAAGGAAGACAAAGACGGATCAGACTATGCCCATAGAGGTATGGCTCAGAGAAACTTTACTAGAGAGTGGACTTTATCAGATGACGTAGAAGTACGGAAGGTAAACTTCGAAGACGGACTTCTACAGGTAGATCTAGGTAAAGTTGTTCCAGAACACCATGCTCGTAAAGACTACCTCTAGGCCTGGAGGATAGTAATAAAGAAGGGGGTGCTTGACACCCTCTTTTTTTATGTGTATAATTTAAAGGTTGCACTGACGGGTGTAACAGGGAGTGACTGAATAACCCTGTTGGCAATAGGCGGGGTAATGTGATGCGTTAGAGGTGGTGCTCGCTCTTCGGAGAACCCTTCACCAAGGGAACGCAGGTTGGTCGGACTATTAACATCCTTAGCGATGCCCCGATCATGTTGGTATAAGGAACCCAACCTCCCACTAAACATTCAATAGATTACTATGGCTATTAAACTACTCTTACTCCAGTCTAATGAAGAAGTTATTGCAGATGTACAAGAGTTAGTGGATGAAAATGATAAGCCAATCTTTATTGTATTAACCAATCCATTTATTGTTAAACTTGTAGAGAATCCTGAATTGGAGATGTTGAATGAGAGTACATCCAATCAGCCTAGATATAGTGCAAGGTACTATGAATGGATGCCTCTATCAAAAGAGAAAAGATTCGCAGTTAATCCTGATTGGATAGTAACAGCAGTCGAACCCATAGATGCCGTTATGGAGTCCTATAAGGAGAAGATGGATGGAATCGGAAGAAATTAATGTACAGTTATTGATACTGGTTAATAATGAAGTTATAATCAGTAAGATTGAGGAAGTTGCTGCTTTGGATATTGGAGATCCAAATTGTAAACTTATCTCACCATATAAAGTTGAAGAAAAAGATAAGATTAGTCCTTGGTTGAGTGATTTAACTGATGATGATGTTATAATGATATGCTCAGATAAGATTCTAACTTTGGTTGAACCACATAAGTCCCTTACTGACCTTTACTTACAAAGAGCCACCACATCAGAATAATGAGGTTTTACACTAACGTTTTCCTAATTGGTAACAGCATTCTGATTAGGGGATACGAAGATGGTAAACATTTTAGTGACAGAGAGGAATTCCGTCCTACTTTTTTTGTTCCAACAAAGAAGAGATCTAAATGGAAAACACTTGATGGAACTCCAGTAGAACCAGTTAAGCCTGGTACTATAAAAGACTGTAGAGAATTTAGAGAGAAATACGCTCAGGTTCAAGGGTTTGATATCTATGGTAATGATAGGTATGCCCATCAATATATTTCTGAGAAGTATCCAGAGGCAGAAATAAAATTTGATATTAGTAAGATTAAACTTATAACGATTGACATCGAGGTTGCTGCAGAGAGTGGTTTCCCTGATGTTTTTAATTGTGCAGAAGAACTCCTTCTTATTACAATTCAAGATTATAATACCAAGGAGATCATAACTTGGGGAACTAGACCATATACAACAAACAATAAAAAGAACCACCGTTATATCGACTGCCATAACGAGGAAGGGTTGATCAATGAATTCATAGGGTGGTGGCAAACAAACACGCCTGAGGTCATTACAGGGTGGAACTGCGAACTATATGACATACCTTATTTGATGGGACGTATTGAACGTCTTATGGGTGAGAAGGTAGCGAAGAAACTTTCTCCTTGGAATATTGCCAGGAAGAATGAGATTAGAATTCAAGGTAGAGATAATATCTCATATGATATCGCAGGGGTATCTGTAATTGATTATCTTGATCTCTATCGGAAATCTCCTGCTACTCCTAACCAAGAGAGTTATCGATTGGATCATATTGCTATGATGGAACTCGGTCAGAAGAAATTAGACCATAGTGAGTTTGATACTTTCCGTGAGTTTTATAGTAAGAATTGGCAGAAGTTCGTTGATTACAACATTGTTGACGTAGAATTGGTTGACAGACTTGAGGACAAGTTGAAACTTCTTGACTTGACTTTTACTCGTGCGTTTGACGCAAAGATTAATTTTGCTGATGTTGCCTTTCAGGTACGTTGTTGGGATGCAATAATTTTCAATTATCTAAAGAAGAAAAATATTGTCATACCTCAAAAAGAAAGGAATGAGAAGGATGAGAAGTATGCTGGTGCATATGTAAAAGAACCAAAACCTGGCAAATATGATTGGGTGGTTAACTTTGACCTTAACTCACTGTATCCTCATTTGATTATGCAATATAATATCTCACCAGAGACATTATTGGATAGAAAACATCCTAGTGCCACTGTAGATAAATTATTGAATCAGGATATATCTTTTGAGGATTATAAGGACTATGCTGTGTGTGCCAATGGTGCAATGTTCAGGAAGGATAAGAAAGGATTCTTACCTGAGTTAATGGAGAAGATGTATAACGAGAGGGTCATCTTTAAGAAGAAGATGATTAAGGCAAAAAAAGAATATGAAAAGAATCCAAGTGTTGCTTTAGAGAAGGAGATTGCTCGTTGTGACAACATTCAAATGTCAAAAAAGATTGCCCTTAATAGTGCCTATGGTGCTATTGGTAATCAATATTTTCGTTATTATAAACTTGCCAATGCAGAGGCCATCACACTCTCTGGACAAGTGTCAATCCGATGGATTGAGGATAAGATGAATTCTTATCTGAACAAATTATTGAAAACTGAGGAGGTTGATTATGTTATTGCTTCTGATACCGATTCCATTTATCTTAATATGGGTCCTGTGGTTGAGGCTGTATACAAGGGGCGAGAGAAAACTACTGAGGGCGTTGTTGGGTTCCTTGACAAGGTGTGTGAAACTCAACTTGAACCTTATATTGAAAGTTCTTACGAAGAATTGGCCAGGTATGTCAACGCCTATGCCCAAAAAATGTTCATGAAACGTGAGAACATTGCCGATAGAGGTATATGGACTGCGAAGAAACGTTATATTTTAAATGTATGGGATAGTGAAGGAGTCAGATATGAAAATGCAAAACTTAAAATTATGGGTATTGAGGCGATTAAAACCTCAACTCCTACACCATGTCGTAAGTTCTTGAAGGATGCCTTTAGTCTATTGATGACAGGTACGGAAGATGAGGTGATTGATTATATTGAGGAATGTAGAGAGAAGTTTAAGTCTCTTCCTCCAGAGGATATTGCCTTCCCTAGATCTGTTAGTCAGATTGATAAGTGGAAGAACTCAACTACTTTATATGAGAAGGGATGTCCTATACACGTTAGGGGAGTGATATTATATAATCATTATACTAAGAAGAAGAAACTCGATCAGAAGTATCAGGCTATCCAGAGTGGTGAGAAGATCAAGTTTTGTTATTTGAAGACTCCTAATCCAATTCATGAAAATGTTATGTCATTCATACAGGATTTTCCACATGAATTAGATTTGGATAAGTATGTTGATTATGAACTTCAGTTCAATAAGTCTTTCATTGAACCCATTAAGGTTATTCTTAATTGTATTGGCTGGAGTGTTGAACGTAAGAATACATTGGAAGGATTTTTTGCATAGTGGAACAAGTTAGTATAAAGTTGAATAAACCTTTTGGTCCTACTGTATTAGAGGCTAATTGTCCAATGCGTATTGTTGATGGTATCAATGATCTTGTTGATAATATGCCTGAGGATAAGTTGCAACTTTGTTCTAATAAGTATAGTACCGATCCAGAATTTCCTAATCTTTTAAACAGAGGCTTTGAGATCATATATCTTTTGAAAGAAGATGTTGAGGAACTTGAGTTAGATAGATTTCTCTTAATGATTTCTAAAGAATATTTGGAATATCTTCAGATGGATCCAAGTGGTTTGTATGTGCCTCCTCCAAGTTGGACTGATGAGATGTCTGACATTTGGGTTAACCGTTATTTTAAAGGAGATATTACTCCTCCACATGGTCATGCTTATTTTCTTTCAGGAGTTATTATTTTAAAATTACCTGAAGAGGATATTGATTACGATATATCAGAAGATCCTGCCAGATCATTAGAATTTATGTATAATGATGAGGCATATCTACCTGAACAAGAAGTGGGTAAGGTCTATCTTTTTCCTAGTCATTTGAGGCACTGGGTTCATTTCCATACCAGTGATCAAGAAAGGAGAACTATTAGTTTCAATATAGCGATATGACACAGTACGTAGTTGCTTGGTCACAAAACGGACATTGGAATTATGAGGACATTAAAGTCCTTGATGATTACGAATCTGCCCAATGGTTTGCAAAAAAGATGGAAATGGATTATAATTACGTTCGTATGTACGAAGCTAAAGATGGAACTGCCAATTAACGATGAAGAGTTTGAGTATCTTGTTACTCAATTATGGAAGTGTCGTGGTAGTGAACCAAAGTGTAAGGATCTTTATGAGAAGATGAAACTTGTTAAGGAAGTTAGGGATGAAAATCCTGGCGGACCTTATCTTAAGATCCTAAGAGAAAAATACAACATGGTAGCCTAATGTTTTTTAAGTCAGTTAGTCTTGTTACTGGAGGATATGATCCACTTCATAGTGGTCACATATCTAACTTTAAGAGGGCGAAAGATCTCTCTAATTATCTTATCGTAGGAATCAACACTGAAGAATGGTTGACTCGTAAGAAGGGACAATACTTCCAATCTTGGAAGGAACGTGCTGAGATTATTCGACATTTAAATATGGTTGATGCTGTTATTTCTTGGGATGATTCTGATAATTCTGCATGTGGGGCTATTCAAAAGTGTTTAGAGATCTCCGAGAAGGTCATCTTCTGTAATGGGGGTGATAGAACCAGTAATGATATCCCTGAGATTTTGGGATTCGACGATGATCCTCGTGTAGAATTTAAGTTTGGTATCGGAGGTGATGATAAGATGAACAGTAGTTCTTGGATTCTTCATGGTTATTTCGAAAGGCAACGTAAATTATTAGGTATTTAAATGGATTTTTTAAAGGAGATAGTTAAAGAAATTGGAGACGAATACACTCAACTGGCATCAGAGATTACAGAGAGTGAAGTATTCGTGGACACGGGTAGTTTCATATTTAATGCTCTTTGCTCTGGGAGTATCCGTGGTGGAATATCTGATAGGCGTATTACTGCTATTGCTGGCGAATCGTCTACGGGTAAAACTTTCTTTAGTCTTTCAATTGTCAATGACTTTCTTAGAAATAATCCAGACGGGTATTGTTTATATTTTGATACAGAAGCCGCAGTTAACCGTAAGCTTTTAGAAGAAAGAGCAATTCCACTAGATAGAATAGTAGTTGTCAATGTTGTTACCATTGAGGATTTTCGTCAGAAGGCCCTCAAGGCGGTTGACCTATACTTAAAAAAATCTGAAGATGAACGCAAACCATGTATGTTTGTGTTAGACTCTTTAGGTATGCTTTCTTCAAATAAAGAGATCGAAGATACTCTTGCTGAGAAGAACGTTAGAGATATGACAAAAGCACAGTTGATCAAGGGTGCTTTTAGAATGCTCACCCTTAAACTTGGTCAGGCTAAAATTCCAATGTTAGTAACCAATCATACCTATGATGTTGTCGGAGCTTACGTACCCACTAAAGAAATGGGCGGAGGTAGTGGTCTCAAATATGCGGCCAGTACGATCATATATCTCAGCAAAAGTAAAGAAAAGGAAGGAACGGAAGTCGTTGGAAATATTATCAAGGCAAAGACTGCTAAATCGAGGTTAAGTAAAGAAAATAAGACTGTTAAGATACGTCTCTTCTATGATGAACGTGGTCTAGATAAGTATTATGGTCTCCTAGAATTAGGAGAACTTGGTGGTCTGTGGAAAAATGTCGCTGGTCGTTATGAATTTAATGGGAAAAAAATCTACGCGAAACAGATCTTGGCCGACCCAGAAACTTATTTCACTGAAGAGATTATGGACAAGTTGGATGAAATCGCAAGAGAACAGTTTTCCTATGGATAAGTTCATCAAGACGTATGATAACGTCGTTGATGATAAAACTTGCCATGCGATCATGGGAATCTTTGATTCCTGTAGTAGTCAGGAAAGAGTTGATAATGATGGTAGACCAACTTTTACTCAGGTCAATCTCAACTCTTTGCCTGACTATAAAACTTTTACGCAGTTGCTTACGTACAAGTTTATTGATATAATGAAGGACTACAAGAAGGAGTATCCAGAATACTCTGAATGGTGGCCTCACAAATTATTTTTCGAACAACTCAGGGTAAAAAAATATGAACCAGACAGTGAAGACTTTTTTAACTTGCATGTGGATGTTCAAGACCATCCTTCAGCCAAAAGATACCTCGCCTTTCTTTTATATCTGAATCACGGGTTTGATGGTGGTGCTACTAAATTCCCTTATCACAACGTATCAGTTGCCCCAGAAATGGGTAAGGTATTAGTATTCCCACCTACATGGCAATATCCTCATATGGGACTCCCTGTATCTGGTAAGCCAAAATATATTATGAGTACCTATCTACATTATTATTGATGGAATCGACCGAGAATACTATTCTCCGAAATCTTATTATAGATGAGGAGTTCGCAAGGAAGGTTCTGCCTTTCATTAAATCAGAGTATTTTCAGAACACTCATGAGAGGGTTGTGTTTGAGGAATCTACTAAATTTATTGCTGAATATAATAAGGTAGCTACTAAAGAGGTTCTCCATATTGAATGTGAGAAACGTAAAGATATTAATGAAGAGACTTATAAAGATATTGTTTCATACATTGATCAGTTAGATACCACACCTTCAGATACTCAGTGGTTACAGGATTTAACTGAGAAGTGGTGTAGGGATCGTGCCATATATTTGGCATTAGTTGAGAGTATTTCTATTGCTGATGGTGAGTCTGATCAGAAAGGTGTTGATGCTATTCCTGCGATTCTCTCAGATGCATTAGCTGTTAGTTTTGATAATCATGTAGGCCATGACTACCTTGAAGACTATGAAGAACGATTTAAGTTCTACCATCAGAAGGAAGAACGTATCGAGTTTGATCTGGACTTTTTCAACAAGATTACAAAGGGTGGGCTTCCGAACAAGACACTTAACATTGCTTTGGCTGGCACTGGTGTTGGTAAATCTTTGTTTATGTGTCATGTCGCAAGTTCAGTTCTTTTACAAGGAAAGAACGTACTATACATTACCCTTGAGATGGCTGAGGAGAAGATTGCGGAGAGAATTGATGCTAATTTATTGAACGTTAATATTCAGACTATAACAGATCTCCCTAAACCTATATTTGAAACTAAGGTTACTAGTCTTGCAAAGAAGACACAAGGAACATTAATCATTAAAGAGTACCCAACTGCATCAGCACATTCAGGACATTTCAAATCATTATTAAATGAGTTGCAGTTGAAAAAATCTTTTAAACCTGATATAATTTTTATTGATTATTTAAATATATGTGCATCGAGTCGATACCGTGGAAATTCATCAGTCAACTCCTATTCTTATGTTAAAGCGATTGCTGAGGAACTGCGAGGTTTGGCTGTCGAAACTAATGTCCCCATTGTCTCTGCCACTCAGACTACTCGTTCTGGCTTTGCTAGTAGTGACGTTGATCTCACCGACACTTCTGAGTCATTTGGCCTTCCAGCCACTGCTGACCTTATGTTTGCTCTTATTAGTACTGAAGAGCTTGAGGGATTGAATCAGATAATGGTGAAACAATTGAAGAATAGATATAATGATCCTACGGTGAATAAGAGGTTTGTGGTTGGTGTAGATCGTGCTAAGATGAAGTTATTTGATTGTGAACAGTCTGCTCAGACTGATATAGTTGACAGTGGCCAAGAGGAAGAGTATGATGGTAGGGAAGAAAATAAAGTGTCACCGAAGAATAAGTTCGCTAAGTTAAATTTCTAATGATTTTTGTAGAGGAATATAAGTTACCAGATGAGGTAGCAAACGGAGTTTATAAACTTTGTAAGGATGCTAAGCATCATGGATATCTACTTCCTGGCCAGGTTGGTACTGAAGGAAGAGTAGTTCCTGAAGCTAAACTTTGTAGTGAGATTCCTTTAACATCATTGCCTCCTCATTTCTTTACTGAGGAACATGATCGTTCTTTACAAGGATATCAGGATGAAATCTATCAGATGATTCAACATTATGCTAGAAAGTATATGGATGAATCTCAATTGACTCCTACGAATCCTCCAAAGATTCAATGGTATGATCCAGGCGAAGCTTACTTTGCGGAACATTATGACAATGGTTTTCTCCATTCAGAAAAACAGGTTGCTTACATAACCTATCTAACTGATAATGTAGATGGTGGAGGAACAAGGTTCGTTCATCAAGATTATACAGTTAAGTCTGAGTTTGGTAAGACAGTATTCTTTCCAGCTGGTTACACACATAGACATCAAGGTGTAGTGGACAACAAAGATGTTAAGATTATCCTTACAGGATGGTTTAAATATTTTATTGATCCAATGATTATGAATCAGATGTCGCCACCAATGCCTCCTATGGTATAATATACGTTAAGGAATTGATTTTTTTATGACTGTTGATTTTAAAAGATACGAAGAGTTTGTAGATGCTGTCACATCGGATGCGTCTAAAGACTTTGTAGCACTTGCAGATCGAATGGTTGAATTGGATAAACAAGGTGCTAATATAGAGAGACTACTTACAGCAGGAGTTGGTATAGGTGCTGAAGGTGGTGAGTTCCTTGAGATCGTTAAGAAGATGGTATTCCAAGGCAAACCTTGGACTCCAGAGAATAAAGAACATCTAAAGATAGAGTTAGGTGATGTCTTGTGGTATGTTGCTCAGGCATGTATGGCACTGGATGTTTCCTTTGATGATGTTATTGAGAGAAACGTTAAGAAGTTGAGTGCTAGATATCCTGGCGGTGAATTTAATGTTCATCAGTCAGAGAACCGTGAAGCTGGAGATCTCTGATCTAAATAAACATGTAGATTACATGTAGAGAAAATGTTCTGCAAGAATAAGATGAGTCGAGAAGACCGTCAAAAGTGGAAACTAAAAATGTATAACTACTGGCAAGATACTCTTGAAGAAAGACTTGCTGGTGTTTCTGCAGCGAAGGAAAAGCTTGAAGAGCAAATGAAGAGAGACTCTGTAGATAATGGCTGAATTTAATAAAGGTGATCTGGCAGAGGTTATCCTCAGTGCAGCTGTTGCTGCGAGATTTAAAAGAAGGTTTAGGGATTTAACTAGACAACCTGGCGATGAGTTCCAGAGAGTTCAGTTGGGTGCTATGCCAGCTATATCTCGTGCTGATGTTACATCTGTACTGAATGATTTGATTAAGGGAGCCTCAGCAACGGGAGGATCTTCTTCTTATAATGTCCATGATTATGATAAGAAGTTAAAGATCCTTAGTGATGTTACAGATAACATTCACATTGAAGTTGCTATTCCTCAAAAGTCTTGGGATTATATAAAGAGTCCAGCTAATTGGTCTAATATCAATAATATTTTTACTTCTGCTATTTCAAAGGTTAATGGTGATGGTAATCTAAGAGCTCGAGCAAGAGCGCTTAAGACTAATTTGAAGTATGATACTATTAATATAGCTGCACAAGGAACGAAGAATCAAAAGGGTACTAAGGTTGATATTAATATTAGTATTACCTCTACAGATCCAGATAAACAATCAACAAGAGCTTTAAAGGGTAAGAAAATATCCTTGAAGTATGATGCCCCACAGTTTGCACAATCAGTGGGACTTGCTTATGAGAATTTTGGAAAAATATTTGGTGACTTAGATTTACGGTGGGATGGTTTTCTTGATGCTTTTGAATCAGAAGTTAATCAAGTCTATCCAGATATTATAGGAAAGACATTTGCGAATAGAGATGCTATAAAAAATTCTAATGAGGTTAGGGCTCTTAAATCAGTTGCAAGAAAAGTATTTTTAAGTATTGATGATCAACTTGATGTTCTATTAACTACTAATAGTTTTAAAGAAAAACTTGCAAGATATATTATTAACAGAGCCACTCTTAATGAGAGTGGAGTTGAACTAGTGAAGTTTGATATTAAGGGTGGATCTAAGACTCAGATGTTTGCAAATAATGGCCAAGATTTTATTAACAATATAGTTGCTAATAATTGGGTAGCCACTATGGAAGATGATCAAGAAGATCCTAAGATAAAAATTCATCTTAAGGGTACGAATTCATCATCCTCAAAAAATATGTTAATTCAGTTTAGATATAGAACTGATGCAAAGAAATCAGGCAACCAATATCAGATTTTGATGCGCTCTTATGTAGAGTCTGGTGGACAGTTGTATGAAAATTAATAAATAAGAAAGAAAGGTGACAATATTAGAATGAAGAGTTTTAGTCAGTTTTTTAAAGAAGCTGTAGAGACTACTGCTTCCACTCAAGCTAAAAGACTTGGGTTGGTAGGAGATGGTCATGGTGGATGGTATGACCGTAAAGGTAAATTCACTGCTAAAACTGTAAGTGGTAAGTTGCATTTTACTGGTAGTGCAGGAGCTGGAGAAGATAAGACAGCTAAACAAGGTAAACCAACTGCTGCCGTAAGAACTACTAAAAGAACAAAAGGTCTAGCAGGTGCTGTTCCTACACCAAAAGGTACTGATAAGAAACTTGCTGATATTGATCGTCCTGTAGATGGTAAGGAAGATCCTAGGGATGCAGAAGCACCAGAAGCAGGTGTTAATACAAATGGAGTTGTAGTTACTTTTGGTAGGTTTAATCCACCTACTATTGGACACGGAAAACTTTTAGATTTTGCTGGTAAAGAAGCAGAAAGAAGAGATTTTGATCTAAAGATATACCCTAGTAGGACTCAGGATAAGAAGAAGAATCCTATGGAGCCAGGGAAAAAGATTGAATTTATGAAGATGGCTTTTGATGATTATGCAGATAATATAATTGATGATCCAGAAGCTAAGACCATCTTTGATGTATTATTAGCTGCAAAGGAAAATGAATATAAAAATTTAGTAATAGTTTGTGGTGGTGATAGGTTATCAGAATTCCAAAGTCTTGCTCACAAATATAATGGACCAGAGGAAGAAGGTGGTCTTTATCAATTTGGTACTGATGGTCCAGAAGTTCTTTCTGCAGGTGATAGAGATCCTGATGCAGAAGGTGTTGAAGGTATGTCATCTTCTAAGATGAGAAAGTCTGCATCGGATGATGACTTCCCATCTTTTGCAAAAGGTATTCCTGATGTTGGTAATGTAGAGAAGAAGAATTTATTCAATTCCATTCGTAAGTCTATGGGAATTGATAAGTCATCTGTTAGGAGAGATAAGGCTCAAGGTAGTCATGCTAATGTTAAAGAATGTGCTGTTTGGGAGTATGCTCCTAAGTTAGATGTATCAGGACTAAGAGAAGCTTATAGACTTGGTAACATATATCCAGTAGGAGCTTTAGTAGAACATCTTAATACAGGTGAACTTGGAAGGATAACCCGTAGGGGAACCAATTATGTTATTTGTATGACTGCAGAAGGTACTATGTTTAAGGCATGGTTGACAGATCTATCTGAGGCATATGAAGTAGGAACTGATGCATATAGAGAATATGTTCAGTCATGCACTCCAGGCCAGGGTGTAGTAAAATTTGGAGAACCTAAGACAAGAATTAAAACAACAACGCCTGGATCATATTGGGATGGTAAACCTAAATCACCAGCAGAAGATCCTGCTAGTGGGCCAGGAACGAAGTATAACGATAAAAAGATACCTTACAAAGTCGGAGAGCGATAAATAGGATTGAATATTCCTATTAGGATGCTATTATGACTAGTCCTCAAGACAAATTGACGGACGCTTATTCAGCGATCTATGAAAAGAAGCATATTATAGGCCTGGGTAAGGGCTCTCGAAAGCGTTGGCAGGACAACGATGGTGATGGAAAGTGGTATGAGCCTGGCGTAGACGTAAAGAAAGTTAAAGAAGAACTAGAGAAAACTGGTTTGTTTAATGAAGCTGAGATTGCAGCTATCATTAGTGAATCAGAGTGTGGATGTAATCAAGATCCATGCGTCTGTGATAAAGAACAGATTGATGAACTTAAGGCTAAGACCCTTGGTTCTTACATAGCGAAGGGATCAAAAGATCTTGCAGATAGGAGATTCGATCAGGGTGATAGTGAAAAGCGTAGGTGGGAACCTGATGAAGAGGATGATAAAGAGGACGCTAAATTAGACAAACGTGAAGAAGGAATTGCTCGTGCTTCTAAGAAGTTAGTAAAGAAAGTAAGGAAAGAAGAGCATGAGATAGTTGAGGACATTGCTGACATTCTTGCACAGTTAGAGAGGAAGAGGATTAGACAGGGTGGAGATCCTGATGAGTCACCTTTAGGTAAGAAGACTGGTCGGGCAATGAAAGATCAACAGGATAAGCAAAGAGATAAGGCTGGATTAAATCCTGATGGATCAAAGAAGAAGAAAAAAACAAATGAAGAAATAGAAGTTGTTGCGGAGAAGAAGAACTCTAAGAGGGTATCTCAGCATCCATACGGAAACAATGCGGAAACAAAGGCCGCAAAGAAAGAAGATGATGTAATCCGTAAAAAGTTAGGTCTACCAAAAAGGATGAAACCTACAAAGGATTATCCTTGGGATGATAGACATGAAGCAATGGACCAACTTTGGGATAAGGTTGCTTCACATTTAACTGAAATTCATGAACTCGGAGGGGTTAAGTTTAAAGTAGTCCCTTTTGATGAGAGCGAGGTTGAGGAAGCCTTGAACCCCAAACTCGCTGCTATCGATGCTAAGAACAAGGAAAATGTTGCAAAACAGGCAGCTGCAGCCAAATCTGCAAGAGATAGGAAGGCTGCTGATGCTGCAAAGTTTCAAGCACATAAAAGAGATGTACTCGCCAAGGGTGGTCGTCCAGTAGACGCATTAGATTCTTGGCAGAAACAGAAATTACAGAATGGATATGAAGCAAAGTCCGAACAGGATGTGATACGTGAAGTATGTGGTACAGGTATTTGCATAGGTGCTGCTCTTGCTGCGGGTGGTACTAAGGCTGCCGCAGGTGGTGCTGTTGCCGCAAAGGCTGCAGGTGGTGCGGCTGCTGCAAAGACAGCTGCTGCCGCAAAGGGTGCAAGTGCCGCCGCAGGTGCATCTAAAACTGCTGCTGCAGCGAAGACTGCAACTACTGCTGGATCCACTGGTGCAACAGCATCTAAAGGATCATCCGTTATGAAGGATCTTGGTAATTTTGCTAAGGATCAAGCTGCTCAAAGGGCTGCTGAACTTCCTGGCGAAATTGGTCAGAGTATCGCAGATAAAGTTTCAAGTTCTTCCGATAATAAAGGAAAGAAACGTGAGACTGGTCCTCTAGGTATGTCATTACCTGGCTCTACTCATGAGAAGGGGGACTAATAAATGCCTGCGATTGATCCTGATGATATTACTTCTATCTTGAAAGCTCGTGATGCTTCTATAGAAAACGATGCCAAACAGGCAAAGAATAATTCTAAGAAGCCTACTACATTAGCAGATAGAGCCGATGCAAAAACTAGAAGTACACAAATTCTTAAAGCTGCTAGGAAGAAGAGACAAGATCGTTTAGCTGCACTTAAAAAGCAGCGTGACGATGCAATGAAGTCTCAATCATCTCCTAATGTTTCATCACAAGATGGTGATGGTACAGCAATGGCCAAACTACAAAAGCAGGCTATTGGACAGACTAAGGATGTTGCACATGGATTAGTAAAGGCAAAGGAAGTAGGCGCTAACATTAAAGATAACCTAAAGGCTACTATAGGTCCTCGAAATGTTCGTTCTGCTGAGAAGAGAATCAGCAAGATGGCTGATAATATGGCAAACATAAAGAAAACTGCCAAGGCAAAGGTTGATAGAGTAGTTGATAGTAAGAAAACTCAGATATCAAATCAGATAGATAAGTTGAAGAAGAAAAGAGAAGACAGAAGAAAGATTGCATCACAAACGTTGGCTAGAGACGTTACTCCTGCTGCTGATAAAGCAAAGAAAGCAGGAAGGGCATTTCCAAATATTGCCGCATCATACATCCCCACAGGAGCAGAGGTCATGACTGAAAAACTTTCCAACTGGAGAGAAGGGTTTATCTTTGAAGTTGATGATAAAAAAGAAACTAAAGAGAAACTCATCCAACCACTCAAAGGTACTAATACTATTACCATCAATCCTGATGAGAAAAAGATAGGTGAGAGTGTAGAATTAACTGAATCATTTATTAATTCCAAGATAGAAGATGCTACAGAGTTCTTCTTAGAGTCTGGACTTAATGAAGATGGTTTAGATATTCTTGTGGATCTAGTTGGTGTTGATACATTTACAGATTTTGTTCTTGAAGATTCTTCAGAAGAATTGAATGAGGCAAGACGTGGTGGTGTAAGAATTGAACCAGTATCTAAGACTGGAAAGAAGATTGCTGGTATGAAGAAAGGTGGTGGAAGAACTACTGCACTTAAGTATCCAAAATCACAGAAGGCAGAGAGGAAGGCAGCAGAGAAAGCTGCATCAGAAGCAAAACCATCTGGATTAAAGGATTATCTTAAGAGTCAAGAGACTAAGAAGACAGTACAACCTGAATCTGATAAGAAACCTGCTAAGGTTAAAGTAACTAAGGTTAAGAAAGTTAAGAAGTCAACTAAAGTTGCAAAGCAAATCCAACCTCCTAAGAAAGCTTCTAAGGAAACTATGCGTTCTAGGGTTACAGATTGGGTTAAGAAGGGTGTTAAAAGACATCAGGATGCAACAGCAAAAGCTAAGTCAGAAGTTAAGAAGATTGCTAAGACTGCATCAGATACAGCAAAGCAACATTCTCAACATCGTAAGGATCTTGTAAGTGGTCTTAAAGCTACTAAAAAAGAAAAGAAAATTGCTGGTGGTATTGCAAAGGGTGTTAAGAAAGCATTGACTGGTGAAGAAGTAGAAATTGGTCAAGAATTAAAGTCTCTTATTGAAAGACCTTTATCCTCAACTGAAGAGGATAAGAAGGAAGATATTGTTAAGGGAATGAAGAAGAATTACAGTGGCTTCAGAGAGAGATATGGTTCTGATGCTAAGAGTGTAATGTATGCTACTGCTACTAAATTAGCTAAAGAAGAAGTAGGTATCTCATCTGCTGCTGCCATAGAAAAGGCTAAGAAAGAGAATGAACTTAGAAAGAAGGAACAGGAGGCAGTAGAAAAGGCAAAAAAGTCTTTAAAGAAAGAGGAAGTTCAACTTGAAGCAAAGGTTGATGCTGGAAAAGATGATGAAGCTAAAGAAGATGCAAGGAATACACGTAAGTTTGGACATGTTCCTTATAACAAGCATGGACATTCTGTTCTAAGAAGATCATTGCATCGTATGAGACGTGGTGACAAGAAGATAAAAGGAAACAAGGAAGTCAATGTTGAGACTGGTAAAGTAGGCAAGGAGATTGGTGAAGAAGTAGTCACTGAAAGACTAGGTGGTAAAGGATACTCTAGGAAAGCAGGAGCATCAGGAATTCATAAGACTTCTGGTGACTGGCCTGATTCTGATAGAGGTGCTGGTAACAAGGCAAAGAGAAGAGCAGGTGGTACGGTAGAGAAAAAATCTCCTACTTATTTGGCACATGTTCATAACAAAGAGGAAGTAGAAATTCAAGATGCTCAAGGTCAAACTTTTTTAAAAGTGATTGATATTATAAGGGCTGAGAAGTTGAAACCCACTCCGTCAGTTATAAATAATCCAGAATCATTGATGCAATAGGAACACAGGAATGAACACATTAATTAAAGGAGCTCAAGCTGCATGTGGTACTAATGCTGCAGGCGCATCTACATTCGGAAGCGCAACCGTAGTTCGTCTTTATAATAGTACTTCTACTGCAAGATTAGTATCTGTTATTGATGAAGTAAATGGATCCACAACAATTGGAACCTTTACAATTCTAGGTAATAGTGTTGAGTTTGTAGAGAAGAAATCAACAGAAGCAATTTTTGCGGCAGATGCTACTGTCTTTGGTTCAAAGGTAGGATACACAAATTAAACCTGATATATAATACAGTTGCAATAATTTTATATGACGCTGCCTAAGGAAGTAGTATTAGAGGCACTTAGGTGCTGTCGTGATGTGTACCCACATTCACAGGATTTTTTAGTAAGTAGAAAGTGTGAAGGACACACTATACTTGCGGTAGAGGGAACAAATGAGACTACAGATTGGGTGACAAATCTGAAGTTTTTGATTAAGAGAGATGATTGTCACAGAGGTTTTAGAAATAATGCTAATAGGACACTAGCTTCACTAGTGATCGGTTACGAAGCATTGGATCCTAAGAGGAAACTAGTAATTGCAGGACACTCTTTAGGTGGTGCTACTGCAACACTTATTGCCGAAGCTCTTTGGGATTCAGGTAATAAAAATATTGGGTTAGTTACTGCAGGGTCACCAAGGCCAGGTGGACGTAGGTTAAGAAGGAGAATTAAAGACCTTGAACATCTTCGGTTTGTGCATGGTAATGACATTGTGCCAGGGACTCCTCCTTGGTTGGCTGGCTATGTACATACTCACCCACGCATCTACCTACCTGATGAGGTAGAGACTAGATTTGATGGTGTCGCTGATCACAATATAGGTGATTACTACGATGCCGCAGTAAAGTATTATTCTTGAGGTAATTATGAAAAAGTATTTAAATCAAACAACAGTTAATGTTATTGCTATCGCAGGTGCTGCCGCATGGGGACTCTGTTTATTGGGTAGTGTTACTAAAGTAGTCCAGAGAGGTGGTTCTAATTCTGCATATAAATCACAGACAGTTGAGAATCTGAAATTAGATCATGATATTGCTAGAGTAAAGCATTGTGGCCAGATTATAAAGTCTGGAATTAGGATTGATGATAAGTCACCAACATCATCATTGTGTTCAGATATTATAGTAGTTGAGAAAGAATGACATTCTTATTCTTATTAGTGAAACCCTTGCTGCTACTTGCAGTAAGGAAGGTGTTTAAGAAACAAATGAAAGTCTTTGCTATCGAGATGCTTGAAAACTATGCTCAGACTACGGACAATGACGTAGATGATCAGTTGGTTGCAAGGGTTAAGAAGGCTATGAGACTTGGTGCAGTATAAATAAACTTAGATCGTAGTCTATTTGGAGATAAAGCCCATGCCTCTTTGGGGAAAAACTGACGCTGATGAGTCCAAGCCAAAGTGGCTCACAGACGAACAAAAGAAAGAAGTCTATGCCAACGCAAGTGGTTGGGTAGTCGAAGCTGGTTCAGCAATGACTGGTAACGACAACGCTAATGCAGCACCAGAGATATTGGTTGCCATTGGTGGATTATCTACAGGTATTGGCGCTGCTGACATTACAGAAGTTGAATGGATCACCACAACTGCTGACAAGTCCGCTGGATTTACTCTATCTGTTAGAGTTAGATACAACGAAGCTGTCACCGTTACTGGATCACCAACACTTGCAGTTACTAATGGTAACCAAGGTTCTGGATCAGGTCGTGGACCACATACTCTAGTATATGCCAGTGGATCAGGTTCTAACGAACTAGTATTCTCACTCGCAATCGCTGCTGCTAACGCTGCAACAAATGAAGATGACGTACTAACCATTGGTGCTCAGAGCATTGCTAAGCCAGGTGGTGCTACTATTAAGGATACAACTGGAACTGCTTCCGATTCTTCTGTTGCAATCTCTGCTGGACAGGGAACCGCTGCAGGTTCAATCACTGTGGTTGCATAACTAAATAGTCAAAATTGAATATTATAGAGTATGAGATTTGATGAACTGAATGAGAATAACTATGTAATTTTTGCAATTAAGAATTACGAGAATCCTCATGCGGTAACGCAAGAAGATTTTGAAGAAGACCTTAAAAGGTTTAAATGGGTAAAGAGGCTTTTGAAACGCTACAAGACTACTGGCGTTTTGAAAGCTCATTTATTGATTAATCATTTTATAATATTGTATAATGTTTTTGGTGAGGCTGCTACTCCCTTACTGTTTTACAAAATAGATAAGGACTTGTGGCCTGTTGTTAAGACTTTTGTAGTTTATCTTGGTAGACTGCCAGAGTTTCCTAGGTCTGAACTACATGATGTACCAACTGATCCCGTTTGTCTAGAAACGTTAAACACCCTATGAGCGATCATATTTTAGACAATATAAGAAAGGTAGTTAAAGGTGGTTCTCTTAATGAGGATGCTCCTACTATGTCTGCGGGTACGGGTGGGTTTAGTTCTGCTGCGGCAGCTGAAGGACCAGTTGCAGGATTTGATCCAGCCATGGGCAAACCTCTGAAAAGAAAGAAATTGAAGAAGGTTTCCCAACTCAAGAAAAATGGCTGAAAGTATTAATGCCGCTATAATAGAACGGCTGGAGAAAGTTGTTAGTACTCTCCAAGATAATTCAGTTAAGATGGGTCAGCTACTCGCTGTCCATAACGAGAAATTAGATAAGCAAGATCGTATAGATGGAGTACTCTTTGAGAAGATTGAGAGTATGCATCGTGCTTTAGATCGTGAAGCAAAACTAATCAAGGATGGATGTGAAAGAGATATACGAAAAGTTGATGACCGTCTTAGGGTCATGGAAAAGAAAATGTGGACTATTTTTGGTGGTCTTGCTGTTATATCTTTCCTCGTTAGCGTGCCAGGACAAACAATCTTAAAAAATTTGCAAAGTCCTACAAGACCTGTTACAATAGAAGTCAGAGAAAACAAGGACCTTGAGCGTAGTAGACCAGAAATATATCAGTCTCGTATCGCCTAGACTACAGAAATTTTCAAAGAAGAATAAATTATATACTTTTAGGTGTCCTTACTGTGGTGATTCACAGAAATATAAGAATAAGACAAGAGGATATCTATACCCCATTAAGAATGATTATAACTTTAGATGCCATAACTGTGGTGTTAGTAGATCTTTTAGTAATTTTTTAAAGGATCAAGATCAAGTCATCTATGATCAGTATGTCATGGAGAGGTACAAAAAAGGTACTACTGGCAGGAGATCTAACACACCTAATCCAAAAATAAAATTCGAAAAACCTGTTTTTAATAAATCATTTCATGAGATCGATCTGGACAAAATCTCCAGTCTAAATAAAAAACATCCAGCCCGAATTTACCTTGAACAAACACGCCATTTTCCCAGTAAAACACTGGATGATTTGTATTACTGCGAACATTTTAAGGAGTGGACTAATAATCAAAAACCAACGTTTGATAATGTAGTAAAAGATGAACCTCGCATTATCATTCCGTTGCGTTACAACGGAGAGTTGATAGGATATCAAGGAAGATCATTACTTCCAGACTCAAAGATCAAATATATTACTATAATGCTGAAGGAGGATGCTCCTAAAGTATACGGACTTGATGAAATCAATGATCAAAAACCCATTTACATTGTCGAAGGACCCTTCGACTCCACGTTCTTGGAAAACAGTGTTGCTATGTGCGGCTCCGATGTTAATATTGGGTCGTTTGGTTGGTGCGATTATATTTACGTTTATGATAACGAACCTCGCAACAGACAGATCGTTGACAGAATCACAAAAACCATTGATAGAGGAGATAAAGTAGTAATATTTCCTAAAGATATTATGGAAAAAGATATCAATGATATGGTTCTTAGTGGACGAAATGTTCAAAAGTTGGTAGAATCAAATACATACCAAGGGCTTGAAGCAAAGTTACAATTACAAATCTGGAAAAGAGTATGACCAACGGCATCAAAGTTAAAAAAAGAAATGGAAGAGGTGATGAGGCTCTTAATCTCGATAAAGTACATCACATGGTTGAACAAGCCTGTGAAGGAGTTGCAGGAGTATCTGCCAGTCAGGTAGAGATCCAGTCAGGATTACAATTCTATGATGGAATTACTACTGCAGACATTCAAGAGATCCTTATTCGTAGTGCAAGTGATCTTATTTCTTTAGATAATCCAAACTATCAGTTTGTTGCTGCAAGATTATTACTTTTCTCTCTTAGGAAAAGTCTTTACGGACGTATGAGAGAAATGCCTGATCTCTTAACACAAATCAATAACGGTATTGACAAAGGCATATATGACCGTGATATACTATCAAAATATACAGAGGAGGAGATCCAGAAGGTTGAGTCATATATTGACCACCAACGTGATTTCCTTTTCACATATGCAGGACTCCGCCAGGTAGTTGATAAGTATCTGGTTCAAGATAGAAGTACTGGGAAGGTGTATGAGACACCACAGTTCATGTATATCTTGATTGCATTAACAATTTTCCAAGACTACCCTATAGAAACGAGGCTCGATTATGTCAGACGATACTACGACGCAATCTCAAGACACCGAATCAACATCCCAACCCCAATCATGGCTGGAGTACGGACCCCTATCCGTCAATTTGCTTCTTGTGTTCTCGTTGATATTGATGACACCCTCGATAGTATCTTTAGTTCTGACATGGCTATTGGCAAATACGTTGCACAGAGGGCTGGTATCGGTATTAACGCGGGCAGAATCAGGGGACTCAACAGTAAAATCAGAGGAGGGGAGGTACAACACACAGGTGTGGTCCCCTTCCTCAAAAAATTTGAGAGCACTGTTCGATGCTGTAC